GCTGGATCTTGTTGGAGGAGGAGGTGATGGACTCAGCACCAGTGAACTGGAGCTGCTCAATCAAGTACTCGTGAGTCTGCTGGGCAAATCGGCGTCTCTCCTCGGTATCAAGGTAGATGTAGTCAATGTAGAGAGAGGCAGCAGTCAAGGACTGGATGCTGGTAGGAGGAGCTGTGTTGCTGCTAACCAACTCATAGTAGGTGCAGTTGATCCATTGCTCGAACTCAATGTTGATACGGACCTCGTGGTACTGGAGTGCAATGAGAGGGATTGCAAGACCAGGGTTGCGGCAGAACCAGAACTGGAGAGGAATGTAAAGAGTTCGGGCTGGTGTACCGGCACGAGGAGCACAAGAGTTGGTGAGCTCAGAGCCAGCGCATGAAGCATCCAAGGCATAACCACGTCTGTCCTTCATCAAGACAAGGTCGTGGGTATTTCCGAGCATGTCATTGAGAGCCTCAATGGTACCTTGGTCCTGAGAGAGCTGAGTCCAGATCTGCATCCAGTCACCATACTGTCTGTCAATTCGTTGACCACCAATCTCAAGCTCAACTGTCTTGATGAGACGGTGACCAATGAAGTTGAGCCATCGGAATCGGTTAACCTGTGTGACAGATGTGAAGTCAACTGCAGGTAGAACGACTTGGACATAGGTGCGGTACATCAAGTCCGCGTTACGGTTGATGACTGCAGTCACACGCTTGTTGAAGTCGGCCTGGCCGTTGAAGGTAACTTCAATGGACTCCATAGCGAAGTTTGTATGACGCTTGTAAAGCACCTTCCAGAAAGTGATCTGGGGATTACCAGAGATGTAGATGTCCTGCGCACCGTAGCTGACAAGTTGTAAAAGACCGCCTCCCATTTTGTTTGCTTAAGCACGAGAAAAATTATTTACAGGGTAGGGCGACGCGTCCATAGGAACACTTGTGACGCACCAAACTGCGACATATAGATGTCAATAGTGTGGGTTGTTATTTATGACCGTTTGTGATGACGACGAGTTCTTCGTCCTCCGTATAACTTAGAACCAGTTTTGCGTAGAGACCTTCGTACTTCTTGCATATCATGTGCACCTTCATTAGATCCTGTAGTATAATTTACAGGAACTTCATCTCCACCCCGACGGAGACGGCGCATGCGACGTTGTCTACGACGAGTAGCTTGTTTCATTGTTTAGTGATTAGAATTTAAGCCTTGCTGAGGAGGTGAGCCTTCTTTGCACGGGCACGGAGAGTGGACTTCTTGCCAGATGACTTGAGTCCGTGGGACTTTAGAACGCGCTTCAAGGCCTTGGCTGAAGGACCCTTGCGAGTGCCTCGGCGTCCAGCAGTTTGTCCTTCTCCCATAGCAGGTGTAACAGAGTTTCCAGCGGGGGTAGTGTGTCCAGGCATTTTGTTTTAAGCTGAGACAAACTTTCAGGATGAACGCGACAATTAAAAAATGGACCCCATCGGAATTGTCGCTATTGTTGGAATTTTAGTAGTTGGAGGATGTCTTGCATGGCTACTTAGAAAGGATACAAATAGATTTAAGTCTGAAATGATAAAATCACCCTCTCGTGAAAGTTTGAATATAATGGTTCAGACGGAGGATCCTATTCCAGTATCATCGTAAAATATTCATCATATAAACTAATGGCAGAAAACCTCAAAGGGGCTGTTCAAAATATAGGAAATGCTACAACAGGTGCTCTTGAAGTTTCTACACGAGCAGTAGACCAAAGTGTTAAACTTGTTGGAACTGCTGTAAATCAAGGAGGTGTAGTTGCAACTGCAGCAGTTGAAGGTGCGGGTGCAGTAGCTACATCTGCGATTCAAAATAGTGCTGAGGTTGCAACTGCTTCATTAACTGCAGCGAAAGACATTAGTAAAGTTGGTCTCAAAACTACAACAAATGTTGTATCAAGTGCAGGAGAGATCACATCAGCGGCTGCAAAAACAACAGCAAATGTTGCGAATGTAACATTAGGAACTGTAGATATTGTTGCAAAGGACGCAAACAAAACAGTTCAATTGACTAGTGCACTTGCAACTGGTCTCACAAATAATGTACTTGAGGGTATTACGAATATGAATCAGGTTCTTGGTGGTGTAGGTGAGAATCAGTTTATTGCTATTCGAAATAGCCAAGAGTCAACTAAAGCTGTTCTCAAAAGTGGAATTGGAACCAGTGCATCCACTAAACAAAAGCTAGACATTGAGTTCAATAAGTTTGTGAACAATATGAAATCATCTATTAAACAACTTGTTAAACTTCAATCGTCAAGTATTAACTCAGTTCGTGTATTTATTGTTAAATTCTATTGTACTGGAATGTTTGCCCGATTATTTCGTTCTCAATGTCCTCCTAAATCTCAGACTGATCTAGCAAAAAATGATTTGATTAAGTATTCTCGGCAGTTACAGGTTCTCTCAACTACACTTATTGGAAACTTTGACAAGTTAGCAGTTGATGCTCAATCTAAAATCAAACTGATTCCAATTACAGATACATCTTCTATCTTATCATCGTATAAGGCGATTTTTGAAGAATATTGTGGGAAAGTTGCAGCTGCAATGGAAACCTATACTTCTTCTACTAATGTAATTCTTGAGAAGCATACTGCTCTATTGAAAAAAGTAACAGATGATGAAGTTGTAGGTGCTCGTCGTAAACGAACTCGTAGAAGACGTTCTCGTAAGGCTACTCTAAGATCATTTTAGGTGTGATATGCATTGCTTCCAACTCTTGCATCCATAGCTTCATCGCGTAAGGAATGGTCTTCATTACGAAGTCTGTCTTATTTCCACAAGCACCGCATGAGTAGATCCCCTCAACTGGATTCACAATTGCAAGAGTACCACATGTCTTACATAGTCCCGTCTTGAACGGGTCGGAAACATCCATCAGACGCTCCTTGGTAAACACCGAGATGCCGTGTGATAACATACAATCTCTTTCCATCTCACCTACACGCAATCCTCCATCACGAGACCTACCTTCACAAGGCTGACGGGTAAGTGATACAATCGGTCCTCTAGCACGCGAATGCTTCTTGTCAATCACCATGTGCTTAAGACGCTGGTAGAAGGTAGGACCCATGAAGATTTCTGCTTGCATCATCTCTCCAGTCTGTCCATTGTAGAGGATCTCATTACCATAAGGATGCATGCCCATATCGACCATGTGTTTCTTCAAGTCTTCCACCTTCAAGTGTGAATAGGGAGTTCCATCACCGAGTGTTCCCTTGCGAACACCAATCTTACCAAAGATGTTCTCCATCAGCTGAGCAATCGTCATACGAGATGGAACTGCATGAGGGTTCATGATGATGTCCGGTCGCAATCCAGCTGCAGTGAAGGGCATATCTTCTTCTTCCATCAACATTCCAATGGTTCCCTTCTGACCGTGACGAGAAGACACTTTGTCACCGATCTGTGGAATACGCTCAGAAACCGTACGCACTTTGATGAATGGATATCCATCTGAGTTCTTGTCCTGCCAAACTCCATCAATACGACATTGTTCAGAGTTCTTGTGAGTTGTAGATGCATCTCTGAAGGCATAACCAGCAGCATCGTTTCTTAGGTTCACAACTTTGCCGATCAGGACATCGTTCTCATTGATGATTGAGTTAATGATTGGTAGACCATTGTCTGAGATCGCTGCATAACTTGTATTCTTGTACTTACGAGTATTGTGTTTCATAGGCTTCATGAACTTTTCTTCACGACCCGATGTAACATTACGATGTTCTTCATCCTTGTACATTCCATAATAGAGACCACGGAAGAATCCACGCTCAACTGCAGATTTATTCATAATCACTGAGTCCTCTTGATTGTATCCACCATAGCAAGCGATCGCAACAATCGCATTCATTCCAAACGGCATTTCGTGCATCTTCAGAATGTTCATAGCTCGGGTCTCTACGATCGGACGAGCAATGGAGCAGAGAATGTAGGCATTCTTGTCAAGACGCTTTGCAAAGTTTCCTGCATAGACACACATGGCCTGCTTACCCATAGCTGATTGATAGGTATTACGAGGAGACTGATTATGGTCTGACAAAGGAATCGTAGATGCCATATGTCCTACGATCAGAGATGGATGAACTTCATGATGTGTATGGGAGCTTGTCATATGTTCACGGCTCATTGCGATCCTTAAGGTCTCTGTCTCAGATGAATCAATGTAATCCATTGCAGAAGTACACCATTCACTCCAATCCGATGTATTCTTTGGAGTCTTTGCGTCTGCTCTGAACACAGGTCTTACACATCGTCCTCCATCAGTCTCAATTGAGATGCTGTTCATCAATGTATACCAGGCAATTGAGATATGAGGATGAATACGGCGAGTTTGCTTAGCAGTTCTTAAATTGGTAACAAGACCATAAGGATCTTTAGTGTAGCCTACAATTACACCATTTAATGTAACAGAAGCGCCTTCATAGACTCGTGGACTATCAATCCAGACGATATCTTTCCAATCTTGAAGGTAGTGAAGCACTGTAGTAGAAGGAACATGTTGAGTAATTGAGGTCAGTAAGCTCATGTTCTTCACAATACCTACTGAATGACCTTCTGGAGTTTCAACAGGACACATGAATCCCCATGAAGTACCATGAAGCTTACGAGGTGCCAAGAGCTTACCTGATTTTTCAACAGGTGTTTGAATGCGTCTCAAATGACTTAGCGTAGCAGCATAGGACATACGAGCTAATACTTGAGAAACACCAACTTTAGTTGCATTGGACATAGTTGAAGATGCACCAAGTCCTTGAACTGTAAAGTTACCTGTAGCAAGAGCCTGTTTCAACTTACCTTCAATCGCTGAGAGTTTCAGGATTTTGTAAAGATTATTGACATTGAGAATTTCCATTGGACGAGGACCTCCTTCTCCTCGTTTCCAAGAGTCATTATTGACTTCTTGTACAAACTCATTGCGAGTATCATTGCAGACCTTTTGGAACAACTGTCTGAATAGATGTGTCAACAGGGCACCTGTAGTTACCACACGCTTATTTGGATAAGCATCACGATCATCGAGTGGAATTTGTTTACAGTAGGTTAGCAGAAGACGCCGAATCATAGCGCCCATCAGCATAACCTTTCGAGAGTTGTGGATCGGCGTAGTCGTCAATTCACCTGCGAATCGTACATGAGGTAGAAACTCAGAGTTCAAGAGTTGACGAACATATGCACACTTGTCTTCTTGATTGGTTCCGTATTGAAGGTGATTTGTCAAGTACTGAATGGCTTCTTGTTGAGTGAAGATACCGAGTTCAGATGCATCACGGAATGATGCAGCCAATAGTTCAGTATGAGTATCATCTTCATCAGATCCCCAAACAATTTGTGTGATTGCTCGATCTGTCAGAACACCCAAAGCACGGAAGTACACAACCACTGGAATATCTTCGCGAAACCTGGGAACGCAGGCAGTCAGTGGATTTCCAAATCCATTGAACTTGGAACTCAGACGAATCTCTAGTTTCTTGGGAGGCATTGTGAACGATTCATGTAGAGACTTGATCTCAACTGAATGCGTGTGTTTAGAAGCTGACTTCTTGTTCTGGAAGATCATGATACGATTATCAGCAACCTTCTCTTGACAAAGAATGGTTCGTTCAGATCCGTGAATGATGAAATATCCAAGAGGATCGTGAGCACATTCGCCATATTCTGCAAGGCTCATTGGATAGTCCTTCAACAGACATAACGAAGATCCAAGCATCACTGGAAGTTTTCCTAATGAAATGCCTTCAAATACATGTGACTCTTCATCATAGGTATCCAATAATGGACCCTTGTAGGTTCGTGCAATAAATCGGATATCCACATACATTTGTGCTGCATAGGTGAAGTTACGAATACGGGCTTCCATAGGCAACATAGGCTTTACTCGTCCAGTAGCTTCTTGAATACGGGGCTTGATATAGGAAATGTTCTCAAAGGAAAGCTTAAACTCATATTTGTATTTCTTGAGTGTCTCATCTTGTTCGTGCCACACGGTTATTGGAGGAGTGGATTGAATAATCAAGGGAATCTTGTGTCGTACAAAATCCTCATAGGAATCAACTTGATGATCTACCATTCTTCTCACACCATTACTAAAGTACGCGCGAACTGCATCCCATTCATTCATGGTATATATGTGGGGTCGCTACTCTGTAAATATAAGTATCCGTTTTGTATAAGCGATGACCGGAGTCAAAATTCAAAAAGTAGACCATATTGAGCCGGAGGTTCATAAACCAAATCGTCATAAATCTATGAGAACCTATCCACGAGGTGTGATGAAAGGAACCCGCAAGTCGCGCGGAGGGTCTGAATTTGTAGGTGTCAAAGATCCTGCAAAGCCACCCCCTTCTAGAAAAGGAACTTTACGAATTCTTACCAAGAAAGGAGCTGAAATGCGAAGAAATACGATTAAACAATCTATTCGATCCATGACAGACGCCGGAGTTCGTGTCGCATTGAAGAAGTCTAATATTACTGTAAATCCTAAGACACCACCTCACATTGCACGAGAGATTCTAGAAGGGGGTATGGAATCCGGAATGATTGTCGCTAAGTAAAGTAATGACGTCCATATGGGGCCCTCTAGGTTGGATGACCTTACATTCTGTAGCTTCTTGTTATCCGAACACACCTCTTCCATCTGAAAAAACTCTGATGCAAACTTGGTTAGATATGTTTCAATCTACGATTACTTGTCCAAGTTGTCGTGAACACTTTGGAACTGCATTAGGATCCTACCGCAGGATATATCCTCAAATGCTAAGTTCTCGTGAAGAGTTTTTACTAGCTACTTTCAGACTTCATAATTCAGTTAACCGAAGACTCAATAAACCTATTCATTCATCTGTAGCAGCGTGTTTTGAACAATTACGTAACAATATGAAAACACGAACAGCACGTGATTATCGTATTGCATATATCAATCATATTCAGCGTTTTTGGAGAACTATGCAAGATGCTTCTGGAATGGCTGCTCTTAGAAAGATAAACGAAATGCGAAAAATTGAAAATGAGTATTTACAGAGACATGAAAACAACTTTGAAATAATTATATCTGAAAATATAGTTGTTCTTCTAAATCATTCTCTAGATGATCAAACGGAGACACCAAGTCCTGTACGAATTGATACACGTTCTATTCCACAAATTGGATTTAACGGAGGTAGATTTCAGTTAAGACGATGAGTTTTGATACATGTAAGTGGAGTCACAGGATTCCATGGAAGAGATATATAAGGATCTGTTTCCCAAGAGTACGCTTTCATCCACATATGTCTTGAATCAGGTCCTTCATCGTAGAGTTCATCTGGATAGACACCTCTTCCTGGAAGAATGAAATCCAATTGATCTTTGATTCCAAAAGGCGGAGTTGGATGTTCCCATGTGAAGTCTAAGGTTCTCTCTTCCTTTTCAGTGACTGATGAAAACAAAGGTGCTTCTGGGTAAGGGTAATACCAGCACCAATCTAAGACATCGGATGTTTTGAAATAGTGCAATGTCCATTCAAATGTCTTTTCATACGCGTATTCAACTTTAGTCCAATCTAGAACTCCATCCATCAAATGAAGAGCCATACGACTTTCAAGAGCATGACCATCTTTTGCAACGAACTTACGATCTACATCTTTGGCTCTTTTTAGAATGACTTTGAGTTCATCTTTAACAGCTCCTTTCAATGTGTTTTTTTTAATGAAATGAACTGCTCGTGAATATCCGTCTTCTCGCAATGAAAACATTGCAAGGTTAGGCATGAAATCATTACCAAAGCAAAAGATACACATATGAACCCAGTCATCAGGATCTATAGGCAATACTTTACATAATGCACTGATATCAAATGTTGAATACCCTGAATCTCGGTTTTCACGAATGAGTTTGATTGATCCAAGAGATGACTGAGCAACAGAAATCAATACTAAATCAGCATCCATTCCGTAGATAAGAATATCTTGACGTTCAGAGGGCTCCATCGCTTGAAGCCACTTGAAGATCTTGTGTTCTCCTTCACCAGGTTCATCGGTTCCAGAGAGAATACAGTCAGGAAAGCAGAATCGTAATGTGTCTTCCAATTCAATCATAAACGGAGTTCCAGGTGAGATTTGGTGTTTATCAAAAAGAGAAGGTTCAGGTTTCTTCATACGACGATATCGTTGTTGAACAATCTTTGCATAGGGAACCAATCCATCCAACGCAATCAACACTTTCTTTCCACAGGCTACATCCCGTAAGAAGTTCCGTAATGCTACTACGACACTTCCAATGGGGTTCTCAGGTTTCAAATAGGTATGAATAAAAGCATTAAAATCCAATCCTAATACTTGGCAATCTAAACGCATATTTCCAACCTCTTTTTGAATGTGTTTATGTTTTCTTAAGAGCGACGCAACGTAGTACGGTATGCCCATCTCTTCTTATGAGTTTTACGATGTTTAAGTCTCCTTCCGCTCTTCTTCAGTTGATTACGCAATCTTAATGTATTTGTAAGCATTGTTTTACGATGGTCTAATCTGGTTTTCTTTTCAAACTTTTTCCGAATATCCATTTCAGCTCTTAACTTATTTTCTGAGTTTGGGTTAGATTTAAAAGCAGCTTTAGAGTCCTCTGCTTTCTTTTCAGCTTCTTGATAGTCTTTGATGGCTTGTTGGTATTTTGATTTCTCTTCATCTACCATTTTTTCAATGTTCATTGGGTTTGCAATTTCAGTAG